TCACGTTGCCGAAGTCGCTCACGTAGATGTCAGCAGCACCGATGATGGTGGAAGGCTTTGCACCAACAGCGTTGAAACGCTGAGATGCGATACCAGCCATTTTCGACAGGTTTTGCTTGTTAACTGGGCCAGCCATAACCATAGATGGTGTGCCGCCTTCAGTCCACACTTGTTGGATCACGTCTTTCAGCAATGTCTCGCTGAATGAACGCAAGTTGCCAGCAGTAGAGTCTGTACGAGCTGCGTCAGGCACAGTGGTGTACGAAGGATCGCCACCGCCAGTACCGATGCTGGTGTTGCTAGTGATGAAAGCCAACAAAGCGCCAGTCTTACGAGCAGAAGATGTAGAACCAGCAGCAGCGGCTTGGTTAGCCAACATTGTGGTTTCCATGTCGCGCTTGAGTTCAGCAGACTTCTTAGCCATTTGATAGCTCAGTTCGCTACGGCGACCAGCTTTGTCAACAGACTCCAAAGTACCAGAGATGATCACGTCTTTACGGCTGATCTGGGTGTAGTTACCAACACGAGTAGTGGCGGTAGCTGCTGTGAAAGAAGTGATGTCATCACCTTCGATCTGGGCGTTAGTCGTCACGGCTGCTGCCAATGAGTCTGTTTGCCATTCGAAGTATGTGTTCTTCACATTTTCACGACCAACGTTGGACATGAATGGAGTCTCTTCAGGGGAGATTTGATAGATCACATTGCTGAGATCTTCACGAACGCCTTTAGCGTCAAATCGCGTGTATGTATTGGTAACTGCTGCCATGATATATCCTTAGATAAATTTTTCGAAAAGAGAAGCTGCGTCTTTGACGCTGCCTGTTTGTGCAAGACGCTTTTTTGCGGAGTTCAATTCGCCAGTCTTAGAACTTACAGATCCAGTCGAGCCAGGAGCAATCATACGTGGAGCTTTCTTAATCTTCGCTTGAAGTGCTGGACGTTTACTCATCATCTCGTCATATTTCCACGCCTTGCGAAGCGCAATCAATGAACGAGAGTCGGTAATTGATCCAAGTTCTTGCTCGGTGAAGCCCAACTTTTGACCGTACTCAATCAAAGCTTTGCCTTCTGCTTTTGCAACGTCAGCTGACTTCCATTCAGGAATAGCGTCTTTCAAACGCTGTGTCTCGCTAACCAAAACAGACTGCATAGCCTTGCGTAACTCTTCTTGCTTCGTAGCATTTAAGCGTTGCTGCTCCTGCTGGATGGCTGCTTGCTGTTGAAGCCTACGTTGATGAGTAGTCCATTGACGGGCGTACTCCATAGGATCATTAGCTTCTAGCGCATTCCAATCAGGTTCAACAGGCTCAAACTCTTGAAGCTTTTGCTGTAATTGACCCAAAATCTGAGCATATTGCTCACGCTCACCTCGTACTTGCTGAAACTCAGACTCCACCATACGGCGCTCTTCTGCTAGTTTCTGCGTTTTCCGAGTGTAGTCAGCTTCGCGTTGGTAGCCTCGGAGAAGTTCTTCCTTACTAACTTCAAGCTCCTTGCCGTCAACTTTGACGACAAACTTGTCCTCAGTAGGATCTTCTTCCTCGCCTTCCTCCTCGTCACCTTCTACATCTTCTGAGGGTTCCTCTGTTTCGTCTTGCGGCTCCGCAGACTCCACCTCATCAGATTCATCAGATTCAGATTGCTCTTCCTCTGGTTGCGCCTCTACTTCTCCAGTGTCAATACCTTCTTCGGCATCTAGCATGGAAGCAAAGCTTTGCGCTGCTTCATTGACATTTAAACCGACTGCGGGTGCGTTATCGGACATATTTACCTCTTAGTTAAACAACTTTTGGGGGACGACCACGGCGCTTGATTTGCGCTTCAGCCATCTTGCCTGTATCGTAAACAGAGCGAAGTTTAGTTCGCAATATATCGACTGTCTTCAAGAGCATATACGCTTGTTCACGTATTGGGCCTTCCATCATATTGGAAGACCGAATCTCTCGATAACAGTCGTCTTCAATCTTTTTGATCAACTCATTTAAGAGTTCATCTTCAAGGAGTAACTTTGCTCTGTCGCCTCTTGCGAGATTAACCTCTAGTTCATCCATATTAAATCATTGGTTGAGGCTGTTGCTGTTGCGCCACCTGTTGGAGATAAGCATCATATTGAGCTTGTTGCTCTTGTTGCTGTCTCATCTGGTCTTGCATTGCAGCATCTTGTGCAGCCTGTTGTTGACGAATTAACTCACGATCCTTATTCATCGCGGCATCAATTTCAGCCGTTTGAATTTGTGTATTGTATTTCAATTCCATTTCGTAGCGGCGCAAGATACCATCCTGCTCGATACGGTCACGCTCACGGTCATCAGCACGGATCATTTTCTCGCGCTCAAGCTCCAATTCAGCAGCCTTTTTCTGGATGTCTGCTTGGATAGACTGAGCCTGAACATTAGCCAAAATCTCTTCTGGCGTTTGTTTTGGCTCTTGCTGATGCGGCTGCCAATCAGCTGGCAGTTGGTTAAAATAATTCTGAGAATCTTTAATACCTGCCAATTGAAGCATCTTTGTTAAAGTATTTGTATATTGGGCAACAGATACAACTGGATTGCTTGGGCCTTGAGATTGAATAATCTGCTCTTGACGACCAGCGACTTGAGCCAAGATATTGATTCGGTCCTCAATAGTGCCATCACCAACACCAACGTTAACAGTCACATCCATGCCGATGTCCCAAGAACGTGGGTCAACTGGCACAAACTTATTACGCAAACGGACGATACGCGCTTGATCTTGGTTTTCAACAACCAGCTTTAAGATGCCACGGAACAGTCGGCGCATGCCTGTTTCAGCAAAGATACGAGCAATCATCTCGATCTGTTGGTGAGCAGCGTTTACGGTAGCGCTTACAGCCGCCTTTGTCGTACTCTGCAAAGCATCAGCATCAAGGCCAGCAGCAGCTTTAGAGATACCTGTACGGCTTTGTTTAACGTCATCGAGGTACTCCAGCATGGGGAATGCTGCTTGACCAACAAACGGAATATTGAAAGGTTGGACCATGCCAGGCGCACGCATACGGATGACAGCACCAACTTCGGTGTTCATCACGTCTTCAAGGTTTGCTTGGCCTTCGACAATGGCTGTACGTGGGTGGATAGACTGGGCCAAAGAGTCCAACATGCCGCGCTGGACATTAGACTTAATACGCTGGATGTCCATCGTATCGTCAGCAGGACACATGCCAAAGAAGGTGTGTGGCTCTGGATCTGGGCAGAATGTAGCGAACTGACGCTCGTCAACAATGTCGTTTTTCAGGACTTTGTGAGATGAGCCAATCGTACAGATGCGGCGCAACTCAGCAATACCATCGCCGTCAAAGTCGACCTTAACGTAGCCTTCAATGTACAGAACGTGTTGTGTAGATGGGTCTGGGTTAGTAGAGCCACGCACAACAGCGTATGGGTTACGGACTTGATACTCTTGGTTGGTATCAAATTCGTAGTTGTCGCCAGCTTGCTCAGACACTTCTTCAAAGTCGTAGCCCATAGCTACCAACTCAGACACGGTCTTCATTGAACGGTGTCCAACAAATGTAGCGTCATCAACAGACTTGGCGCGGCGGTCAATCAAGAACTCTTCCAAAGGAAGGGCTTCAACACGTACTTTGCCAGTTTTAACACGGCGCTTAATTTCCACGTCATACAACATTGGCTGTGGGAGCATGATGCCCATAGCGTCAGTTTGAGGTGGGAGGCCAGGCATTGGATATTCACGAACGGCAGAGATCTCAACATCTGGATCTTGCGTCAGCATCATCATGCTGCCTTCATCCAACATGGAGAAGTATTCAGCTTTGACTTCTGTCGATTCGTCCCACCAGTACTTGATAACACCAGTTTTGCGGATCAATGCATCTTTGAAAGCAGAATGCAGGACTGTAAAGCCTGGGTTATCTTTCTTAAAGATGTGGTCAACATAGTCAGTTGCCTGTTCAGCTCCAGCAATATCTTCTGGACCATTAGGCATGAACTCAACGATGCGTTCTGGACCAAAAAAGATACGCATCAAGCTAGGCATCATGGCCTTAACTGTGTCGCGAACATCGGTAGAAACAACTTGTGAACGACCTTCCTCTTCATCGCCAAATGGCTCACCAAGGTAGTACTCGGTGGCTTGAGCGCGAATGGGGGCTACATCTTCGTCAATAAAAGAAATAGCATCAGTAATTTCAGAGCTAATAATGCCTTGAAGCTCTTCTTCAGTCATTACCTCATCTTCAGGCACTTCCATCTCACGCTTAAGCATCTCTGCCATCAACAGAGGATCTTGGTTCATTTCGTTGTTCATTACATTATCCTAAGTACTGAAGGATGCCAGGGTTGTAGTTGTATTGCTTAAGCAAGTCTGGAATACCGCCAACTGTATTTACACGACCACCATATCCACCGCCAGTTTGCATGCTTGCCATTTGGCCCATGCCACCTTGGTTTTGCTTTTCAGCTTCTGGTGAGAATGCCATTTTGTAACCAAGACTTGTGTAGTCTTTGGCTGTGGCATTTGGATTGGTAAATGTGTTGTATGCCTGACCAAGTGTAGACTTGTTAATGTCAGACATTACATTGCCTTGCAGTGTATCCATTACACCAGTAGGTGCTGGAGTTGGGGCAGCGGCTGGGGTAGGAGACATCGTTCCAGCAGGGGTTTGATTAAACATCTGTGGCGCTTGCTGGGTTTGACCAAGAAGTCCACCCATATCGCCAGTCATTCCTTGAATAGCTTGAGTGCCACCCATAGCAGCCAACTCTGGACCCATAGCTTGCACAGCTTGGTCTTTTGCAAAAGTCATAGCTGCTTCTTCAAGCATAGCCATAGTAATCGGGTCCATTATTCCTCCTCGGAGTCGTCTGACTCTTCCATATCGTATTCTGACTTAGCCATCATCAACATGTTCTTTTGACGATCTGTCAGACGTTTAGTAATTGGTCCACCAGCTAACCAAGCGGAACATGTGCGGTTACCAGCGCATTTGAAATCAAACAACTCGCAAAAGCCAAGGTTGGCAGCGTCTTGCACTTCAGCAGCGTAGCCGTCTTCCTCGTCATCGATGCCAGTCAAGATGCATTCCATCATCTCAGGAGTCTGGATGAAAGCTGCACAGTTACCGCAAAGCATTGACTTAGCTTCTTCTGCTGGTGTCTGCCACTCACCTGACTTCTCGTCCCAAAACTCTTCGTTTTCTTCAAGAGGATTAGCAGGGCCGTAGCCAACATTCTTAAAAGCCCAATCACGGGCCTTTAAGTTGACTTTGATGTCATGGGTGGCAATAGGACACTTCATTTCATTTTCTTCTTTGGCATCTTGGCTTCAGACATAGCAATAGCGATTGCTTGCTTCTTGCTCTTGACAACAGGACCACCTTTGCCAGAGTGCAAGGTTTTATCTTTGTATTCGCCCATTACTTTGCCGATTTTCTTGGCAGCTTTAGTCAGTTTCATACGATACCTCGTAGATATATATGCCCAATACTATAACAGTTGCCAAAAAAAAGCCACCCCTAAAGATGGCTTAAATCCCAAATGGCACTCTGGTGATCAGACGATACCACGAATAGCACGTTTCAGGGACTTTCCCCATCCTGTGGAATACCCGTAGCTGGCAATACCAGCGTCACTGGCAAACGTCAGGACCAAGGCATCAGCCATGTCAGGAGATTTCAGGCCACGCCTACGAATGTCGTCCTTGGATTCAATCTTCATTTTTCCACTGCTGTTGAACGAGTAACGGACGGTGGCTAGTTCGGCAATTAGGTCTTCATTTGCTGGAATCTTGCAATCACGCTTTTCCAGCCAAGCTTTAGTCTTTCCCCACAGTTCAGCACGAAGGTTAATGTACGTTTGACCCATTGCTGGAGATTCAGACACATTGACACCACGAGCAGGAAGGCCAAGCTCACGAAGGCGATCGACCACACCAGCGCCAAGGCCAATAGAGTCAACAAGGATTTCTTGTGGCTTTTCTTTATGTCCACACGATTCATACTGTGCAACAACGGCTCCTGTTAGTTGCATCAAATCTAAGTTTCTCCATTTGTCAAGAGAAATTACTACATTTGACTGTCTTTTACATAAAACTGAGGAGTCTGACCCAAAACGTGCCACGTCCAGTCCCCAGAGGATGGGGGCATCTTCGTAGGCAACGACATCTCGGTGTTTGGCAGATTCGAGAAGTTCCATAGGAATGATGGTATCGTCATCTGACCTTGGGAATTCACCAAGCACACGTATACGGAAAGCATTTGAGTCCTCCCCATAACGAGACTTCATATCGTTTACGAAGTCTTCTGACACACGTTTGGAGTCTACACAGGACACACGTTTTGTCCACCATTCGTCTTTCAGGCGGTTATGTGTGTCAAAGAAGAATCCAGAACTACGTACAGGGTTGCCAAATAGGATAGTCACGGCATTGTGGCCTGACATCGAGCCAGCAGCGGCCTCAAACACTTGTTCTGGCACACCAGAGGCTTCGTCAGCGATCAGCATAACGTGATCTGAGTGGATACCTTGGAGTGCTTCTGGCTGTTCAGCACGTGATGTACGAGCGGAAATAAAGGCTTCGGTAGCGGAAGCTTTCAGTTCAATACGCTCTTGTTTGACATCGAGGAGTTGTTGGATAGGAGGTGGGAGTTCCTTTACCCACTTCTTCAGTTCTGCAAAGAGGGCATCATAAAGTTGGCTGGACGTGGGAGCCGTGACGACCACTTTAACGGGGTATCGAGTGAGCATGTACCAGAGCATGGCCCATGAACCAGCAGTAGACTTTCCAACTCCGTGACCTGATCGGATAGATATTTTTCTATGTCCAGCGGCAACGGCAGTGAGGAAGTCGATTTGCCACTCATCTGGCTCAACTCCAAGTACTTCACGTACAAAAGACACTGGGTCATCACGGTACTTCTTAATAAACTCAATAAACGGGTTGTTCATTAGTTATTCTCTATCACTTCAGTCGCCTCAATAGCTTTACCCATATGCTTCAAAGCTTGGAGATGGAGGTCGCCAACAGAGATGTTCACTTCCATAGACTTGTCTCCATAACCTTCAGGATCGAGCTTAGAGGCCATCCACTTCCTTGTATCTACCTGCAGACGGGCTTTATTGACAGCAGCCGAGGAAGATCCATCAGCGAAGTCTGCAATGTCCATAGCATCTTCTGCCAACTTCTCAGCCTTCAGCTTACGGGCCGCAAGAACAGCATTTTTCCGTTCTTCAGTCTGGTTAATCCAGAAAGACAGCATGGGCCTAGAACACTCAATGAACTCTGCCAGGCGACCAATAGTCATCCCCTCAGCTATATGGGACGAGACAAACTCAATCCCACCTAGTTCTTCAATCTTCTTCTCTAAAGCCCTACGCATTGGAAAACCAGCCATGAATACTCCTGTGCGGAAGCTAGACCGCAATTTTTTTAGCAAACACAACTGAAGACTGATGAGGAATTACCAGAGGCAACGCAAGTCATATGACGGCAATTGCTTGAACCAGTCAATCTTCAGATGTCTTGGTGTCTTGATTATATGCCTACAGTTTCAAAACTATTTTTTGGGAGGTTATAAATTTTTTTTTGGGACTATGTTTTGATG